GTTCAGCCGTTCTTATGTCATCAGGACCAATTCCTTCTGCTGTAATATCAAACATTTTTTTAAATTTATCTATTACAGAATCTTTTTTATCAGGATATTTTTTTGATAGATTCATCATCTTAGTAACAACAGCATCTTTGGCAAATTGTGATATAGGCTTACCATAGTTCTTATCTTCGATGGATTCAACAGGTTCACCTTTGTCATTAGGTTTATCAGGGGTTCTTCTTATACGATCTTCCTTTTCTGGTAAAGCTTCTTCTTTCTTTGCATCTTCAATTTCTAAACCTGCCCAAAGTTCAAAAGCATCTCCAAAGGAATAACAAGCACAAGCACATAAACATCTTCTATGAGCCTTTTGAAGATCATTAGATGATATATCATCGAAGGGAATTGTTTTATTAAATCCAGAAGTTATTGCATAGTGATAGAGAGGGAGTCTTATCCCTGTCATAACGTTTTGAAAATAACCTAGTATGTAACCTGTATTATCTGGTGCTTTCCAAATAAAACCTCCTTCGGGATTAGGTTCTAATGCAAAAAACCAATTAGGTGCGTGTTCTCTAATTCTTTGTGCTGTCTTTGCCCAAGAACAATAAGGAACTTTGCCTTTGTAATAAATATCGTCTTTTGTTATAAGACCACCTAAATTAGGTATTTCAGTTATTTGTGGAACTGAATCTGTAAGAGAAATCGTCATGTTTAATTAGATTAGTAAACTAATAGTATACTAATCACAAATGGAGGATATTGCAATATATGCTCCTGGTAATTCATCTTTATTTATATATCTTTTCTTTGTATTAAGTTCGACAACAAGAGAATCATCCTCTAACACACTTCCACCAGCACTCACAGACAATCCATCTAAAGTTGACCTAGATAGCTTGTCAATGTCTCCATTACCTCTACTTGTACAAAATTTAGGTGCTGAAGGTTTTAATACATCAGCATTCTTTCCTGTTCCATAATGTGATTTTGGTCTAGGAAAAACAAATTCTATCTCTGCCTTTACAGGTAAATTTAATGCTCCTGACGAGTAACATTCAAGAGCAGCTTCTTTTACATCAGTTCTCCAAGGTTTTACTTTTTTAGATGCTTCGATCATTGCACCCCAACGTGTAAGAGTTTTAGATCCTTGAGGAGCAGGAATTCCAACAACTCTAATTGTTATTTCATTCATGCTGCGTTTCCTAGTACAAAAACTGGTTGATACCATCGCATTTTACGCTCCTTACGTTTAGCTCCTCTCAATACTGTATGCCAATGACCTCTTCGCCAATGTGGTCTTAACTTTCTTTTACTTCCACTAACTATCAACATATCCTCATCTTGTTTTGGTTTTAGTTTGACAACCCTTGTTGTAAAGTCTTTTCCTACCCAACAAATAGCTCTTGGTTTTATTTCACTTTGTACTTTGTATTTTTTCTGTAAAGGTACAATTTTGGATGGGATATATTCTTCGGTAATAATATCTGGCTGTTGATTCATCAATAAAATCAAATTAACAACAGTTTGAAAATGTTCTTTGATCAGTTCATCAGCTACTGGTAATTGAATGAATTTTACTGATTTGAGATTGTTCCAATTGAATGCGTAGTAATGAATTTTTCCAGGTTCGATTACAAAGTTTACATATACATCAAACTTCATTTTCGGATTTATCAACATATCTTTTGCATCTTTGTTATTCCATTTATGACATTCAATAAATGAATATTTGATTTCATTCATTTTGTTTGAATTAAGCAAAAAGAAACTTGGGTTTACTATATTTGGATTCTCTGTAAGTTCAAGATTGTCAATATTGGTATGAATTAAAGAATTGCATAAATCATCCTTTAGATAGTAGGCAGGAGAGTCATAGATATATTGCTGACTTCTGTATTTACAATTGATATGTTCTCTTGCTAAATCTTGCCAGGAATAAAAGTTTTGAGGAGATTTGTATTTATACAAGAATTGTCCTCTAGTAATTTTTGGTTTGGCTTCAAGCACTACTTCTTTTATTTCAGTTTTCTCTTTCTTACGTTTTTCTGCGAAAGCATCACTTAATTCTTTTCTTCTTTTTTGATTATTAATTTTAGGTAATTCATTTGGATCATTAACAGTTACCCATTTATCACCTACTTTCATTTTAAGATTACCTGTATTTGGATGAACCCATAAATCACCTTCTTTTGCATCACCTCTACGTTCAACTATCTTTCTTTCATTAGTTTCTTCTTCGACAGTATAAAGATTTGAATCATTTGTATTAAAAAATAAATCTCCATTCATTGATACACTTTGACCACTAGGAGTTGTAATAGTTGGTTGTGGAGTATCACTACTTAAAGTGCCTCCACGTTGTTTATATTCTTTCAATATCCAATTATTTCTTGCAACTATCGGATATTTTTTATGAAATCTTTTATTTGCTTCATCTCTAATTGTTTTATAAAGTTCAAAATTATGAAATCTTGTTCTTAATCTTCTTTCTTTAATTTGTTCATCAAGATTATCCTCAATAAAATAACCTCCTCTGTTTTTATATTCTGCTTTAATCCAGTTATTAGCATGAGCAGATGGATAAATTTTAAATTTCTCTTTAGCCAGATTTTTTATTCTGCGTAAAAGTTTTTTATTTACACATCTTCCTTTGAAAGATTTTAATTCAAGTTCTAATCGTTTTCTTAATTGCGGACTTGTTTTTACACTTTTTAAATTATGTTTCTTTTTTTCTTTGGCTTTTGCTGCATAATATTCATCTAACTTTTTTTTATATTCTTTATCAGGTATTTTTTTACCTTTGTCAAAACTAGCTGGCTTTGGCATTTTTAATTAATAAGTAGATATATTTATATATAACTATATACCAAATTATATTATCCTTCAAGTTCTTTTATACGTCTTTTCAAATCTTGATCTCTTACAACATATTCTTTTGTTGATATCTGCTCACGAAACCATTCATCATCAAGCATACCTTTCTGAATCCATAAATTTTTTATTATGGTTCTTTTTGCCTTTTCTAATTCTTTATAAAAAGATTTCATGTGTTTACACCCCATTTTCTTCTTAATTTTGCTTTAAGTTGTTTACTTTTCTGTAATTTCAAACTCATATATGTGTCATTTAGTTCATCAATCAGATGATCAAAATCTCCTTCAGATGACATTTCTAATGACCTTTCAAAGTTAACGATTGAAGCTTTGATTAGCTCTAAGTCTCTACCTGAGACATCAAGTATATATCTCATCGTTTTCTAAGTCGTATATCAACAGCTATTTTATTTCCTAGCAATCTTTTGATCTTTTGTATATCGTTTTCTGTCAAATCATTAAATATTTCATATCTACCTACCTGATTCTTAGCAAACATTTTATGTATTCTTTTCTCTAAATCTTTGTAATCTTTTCTTGCTTCACTTACTGCAATCACTTCATCAGGACATTGCGATCTAACTCTATTTTTTATATTTTTTACACAAGAACAACCTACTTTATGACTTCCAGCACTTTTAAAAAAGTAAACATGACCTAGCTGTATATCAAGAGATTTTATCTTTTTTAGTTTTCTTTCTGGATAAAAATTTACAGATGTTTTTCCATTGAAAGATATTCTGCTTTCTTCTACTTGTATTTTCAAGGCTTTTAACTCTGATTCAGAAATAACATAATGTTTTTCAGCTTCAACTTCTCTATTTTCATAAGCACCATTTTTATAAACTAAACCATCTGTTGTGGGAGTCAAAGTAGTTAATGTTGTTAATGCCGTTCTAAATGAAGTTGATGCAGTAGAAGGTAAATATATATAACCCATATCAAAACACCACCTGTTTAGCTTCAAACTTTTCCCATGCCTCCTGCCATGCAAGTTTGCATCTATTTACAGGTTGATTAGGCCCAACTATACAAACTTCAGGATATGCCCAAATAGTATTACAGACATCAGGCTCTATATCACAATTCATTTTAAGCATTTCGATATAGCACCCTAATTGTTTATCAGTTGAATAAGGCTCTTGCCAATATTTATCTATTTCTGCAATATAATGTGTTCCTACTCTTTCACGTTTGTAAAAGCCACTCTTAGTGCTTCCTTTAGTTTTTAAATCTAATAATCTTATTTGTTCAGTTTCATAATCATACCCTATCAAATCAAGCTGCCCCCCTACATCTTTATCAGGATTACTCATCATATATTCAACTCCCATAGGTATAAAATGTTTGAATAGATAATGATTGAATAATGGAGTAACAATATTTTCGTATTCACCCATATCGATATCATCACTACCTAACATCTTTTGTTCTAAGCAGTAATGGACAGTTTCTCCCCTGGGTTGCCAAATATGTCTTAATCTTTCAATGTTTTGTTTTGCTTCTTCATTTAAATCACTACAAACTTGAGTAGTTGAATACTTCAACCATTTATTAGATTTTTCACAATAGTATTTGTGTTCACGTTCACTTCTGAAGACAGGTTGTTTAGGAAGTTTTTGAATAGTTTTCATGTTTAATTAAAAAAATGTTGGATAGTCTTTGGGATTGATTACTTCTACTTTTTCTCCTGGTGGTAGTGGTATAGGTTCTTTGATCCTAGCAAGGTTTTTATATTCGATACCTTGATAACCTTTTGGAAAAGCAGGGTTGCCGTTGCAGTTGTTAACGCATTCTGTCCAACCTGGGGGTGGCTTATCTAAATCTTTGAGAGTAAACTTACCTCTCTTGATTGCATCTTTGAGAGTTTTGATAACAGATACATCAAATAGTTTTTCCATAATTAATTAACATACCTCCAAGTTCTACCTTGTGATTCTGCTAAAGAAATATGATAAGCATACATTTTAAGAGTCTTGTTGTCATAAATACTGAAGTCATCTTGAACAGGATTCTTGGCATCATATTTACCAACAGGTTTAAATACACCTTCGATTTTTTCGGCAGGTCTAAACTCCCAACCACGCTCTTTGAGAAACTCAACAGCGATTTCAATTTGACTTTTTGCCATTATTCAAACCCTCCTTTTGCTGTAAATACTCTTGATGCAGGATGATTATTTTTTGGCTCTTCTGGTTTGTAACCCTTCTTAAGTGGGTAGATGTCTTTCCAACCACCTGTAATTGCCTTCTCAAGAGCTTCTTTTCTGTCCTGTGATGGAAATGACCTAAGTGTTTTAATAATACGGTCAAAAACGCTTTTAGAGCAAGTTCCTTTGTTTTTATATCGAATCGCCCACCATTCAACTAAAAGATCTGTATATTGTTTTAAATCATCAGGGACAAATTGTGGTGGTAAAGATGGTGTGTTAAAGAAATCATCAACAGTTACAGTTTTGACTCTTTTTTTCTTGCTTCTCATTTCTTTTCTAAGAATTGTACGGATGTACTGAGATTTTTTTAGTTCTTCGCCTTTATTTTCTTCCAAGAAGTTATCTAACTCTGGATCAAGATAAACAGCTACTTTGATTTTATCGGACATTGGATACTTAGTGTACACTTTAGACACTAAAGGTATATTTATTATTTGTCAAGTGTTAATTTTGAAAAATTCTTTTCTATATCCTTAATAATATATATTTAATATATATATATTATATATATAATATCTAATACACTTATAATCTTATCTACTTAATATACTTATTTACTTAATATATATTTCTTTTTCTTTTGGTTCTTTTCTTTTTCTTTTTTGCCATTCATAGGATATATATTTATATATTATAATATGTTTAATTATATGAATCCTGGGGTATACTGAAGTTAGTCGCTGCTCCTTTGAAAGAATTTACTATTGATGACTCTAAATAGATTTGGAATCGACCCCAAACTTTCAATCAAAGATGTTATGAGTTCCCTTCGAGGATGTTTGAAGAGTCAAGGTTAATTTCATGACCTAATTATTCATTCATAAGCGATTAGTCACTAGCACACGAGTGATGTTACTCATCAGTAAACTAAAAGGCTATCAGGTTTTTACTTGATAGTCTTTTTATTTTGTGTTATATATATTTATATCTAATTGTATATTTATGCCACAAGGAAGACCTAAAACTGATGATCATACAAAAATGATGATTAATTTTACTGAAAAAACAGCAGATAAACTTAGAGAAAGAAAGGAAAAAACTGGATTACCTGTCTCCTGGCAAGTTAGAACTGCTGTTGATAAATATTTAGAAGATAATGATTAATTAATATCCTCTTTTCTTTGAGTTATATATTTTTTTAAAACATACATTTGATAATCTTTTTTAAATAATTTATAACCAATACCTTTATCGGTTTTATAAAAACTGCATCTTTTTAATAAACCACAACCACCAGAAAGATTTTCTATTTCTGATCTTTCTGGCACAAATATTGGATTAAATTTATTTTGAATTAAAAATTCTTCTAATTCTTTAAATAAATTTGTTTTATCATCAATCTGTTTTATTAATTTACTAAGTAATGGGTCATCAGGACAATATTCAGAAATAATATCTGATATAGCTATCCATTCTTTTGAGGTAAAACCTTCAATAATCATTTTTTAATTCCTCCAATTTTTAGTTAACTCTTCACAAGAGCAACAAATATCGCCCTCGTTATATCGCAAGATGCAACCGCAACTTGGACAATACTCATCTATAAAATCAGTATCACTCCAAAAATCTTCTTCATTCATTTTTTAATCTCCATATAAGGTGTTTTAGTTTCATAGAAATCTTTATTATGATCCCACCAAAGATCGATCATATATTTTTGATCACCGAAAAAATAACCTCTATCTGATTCTCTACATTCTTCAATGTAAAACTCTATAAAAGGTTCATAATAATCTGGGTTAAGATTATGATCTTTAGCTAATTCTTTAGCAGCATCAGTGCAATGCTCTTCAAACTTTTCATTGACATAAAGATTGTCATATTGTTCTAAAGTTTGCTGTTCTAGTGGGTTATCAATCATTTGTTAGATTCCTCCATAATTAATTTTTCTTCTTTAGTTAGACATTCGTAATGAACTCTATATGCACCATCTTTAAATTCAGATGGTTCATGATCTTGATAAACATCGTATGGTGTACAATCTTCATCACAATAGATTTTTTCATTACATCTATCACATTCGTGAAAATTACACTCGGCACATAAATAACCGATATATTTATCATTATCTGCTGGTAAACGATTTACATATAAACCAGTTCCCCATTTAACAGATTTCTTACATTCGATACAGGTTTCACCTATATCTATTTGTTGGCATTTTAATTTAGTCATAGTTTTCGTTAGCGAATTTTCGTGAATGTTATTTTTTAATGAAGTATTTGAGTCTATCTTCATATTTTTCTATTTTTTCTAATAATTCTTCATCTTCTTTATCTTCGTAATCATCACAATACTTATCATATTGTTCCATATTACGATTAAACATTCTTTGAACTAAATCTTGTTTAATTTGATATTCAGATACTATTTCTAGCTTTCTCTCTTCATCCCATCGAACTATATCAGGTTCATTAATAACTTCATCATACCAACCATAAAAAGTTGATTTATGAACGTCATCAAATTCTCTCATACATCTTTTAACTACTTGATTCCTATTGAGTTTTTTAACTCTAATAAGTTCTTTCATTCTTTCTCTACAGGATTCTTTATTAGGGTTTTCCTTTACCATATTTCTCCTTAAAATTATGTAGATAAAGATAAGCAGTTGAATGCTTTAACTTATGTTTTTTTATTAGAATTTTTTCTAATATATAAATTTCAGAATGACTATTAAAATTATTTTTAATGTCATTAGTAATTTTTATATTTTCTTTCACCATTTTCTTACTTCCATAGTTTTGAATGAGATATATACCAAACAATGTTTTGTAGTTTGGTTATATCTTTTTTATTTAGTTTTATATCTAAATTTCCTATAGATTTTGGTAAATCATTATTCCATACAAGCAAATTAGTTGCTGCATCAAAGATTTTTGCATAAATCTCTTCTTTATTTTTATTATTCATTACTTAACCTCCATAGCTTTTTTATATTCTTGCTCTAATTCTTTTTTAATTTTCTCCCAATCACTAGGCCAACCTTGATAAGGTTGAATATTTTGTTGAAAGTCATTAAATACCCAGTTAAAACCTTCATTTAAGACCATAGCTAACATTTGTTTTACTGGTCTAGCATCGGCTTTGGCTAATGCCCTAATAGCTTTTTGTTGTACGTTCGATAAACGTAAATTTGATTCATTCATGATTAATTAATTGTATAATTATATATTTTAGTATAGACTATATTAGTATACTAATCAACTAATTTTCGCCCATAATGTCTTTTATTAAAAATTTGATTCATAATCATGACATTCATGACAATAGTCAGCTTCAATCATTCATTAAGCATCAAAAGTTATCTCAAGTTGATGAGATAACCCCTAATAATAACGATATGCTTTATAAATTATTATTTTTATTACTTTTAAAATCTAAACAGTAACTAGTTTTTTATTTTTTTATGATATAAGGATGTTCATAATATTTATTAAGCTTATCAATCCAATTAGACTTTTTACTAGTTTTGACCTTAGTTTTTTTATCACGTCTAATAAGTTTTAAAGCTTCACTAGCTTTTGTATTCTTCTCTTGAGTACCATGTAGCAATAATGCAAAGCCGTTAGCACCCTTATCTTCATAAGCATGACTATCGTCAGTGTCTATCGGTAAATTTAAAATTTTAGCTTCATTAGTTGAAAATACTACTTTACTAAATCTTTTAAAATAACCTCTATCTATTAAATAATCATATTTCCCGCCATAACTTGCAACTACTCTCATATTGCTTTCTATACTTCTATTACTAGGAAATAATATTAAATTCTTAGTATAAAAATAAAATATTAAATCTTTATTCAATGAAGCTACTTTTTTAAGTGCTTCAAGTTCAAAACGTGTATAAATATCTCCTGATTGATTCCAGCGAACTAAATTAATATTTTTACTTCTTTTTTTATTTAATGAAGCATTCAAACATTCTACTAATCCATTAAAATCATCGTTTTTAATGTATTCATTTAATAAACTAGTATTATGCCTAGTAAGGTTATATAAACTTGGATATAATGCCTCTAAACTTGCACTATAACAAGTAAATTTAGTATCTTTAAACCTTTTAACCGATCTCTTGCCCTGGGCATTCATATCGGCATATGCCCGGCATTCATTAGCACCCGGACACGTCAAACCTGAGTTTTTAGAAAATGTGATGGTGTTTTTTAATTTAGAGTTATTGACCCCAAATTTAAATAATTCATTTTTCATTTTTAATTAATAAAATTAGTTTTTAATTGAAAGTAAAAAAATACTTTCATTTAAGGGTGTTCAATACACCCTTAAAAGCTAGTATTATTTTTTATTGTTTTTATCTTTTATATAGTCTGTTGGTTCTGTATTTATATATGTTGTTTCAGTCATATTATCTTTTATAATTACATAGTCTTTTTTCTTGATAACTTTAAATCTATTTTTCATAATTAAAAATTATCCTTACTTAACAAACTATTATTTATAAGTCGTTTTGTATTACGTCTTTTTATTTCTTGTTTAGCTAACTTTATAACATTTTTATCAGTAGTTTTTTCATTAATTATTTTTTTTAAATAATTAACATTCACTGTTTTGATATCGTATAAAGTTAAATCTTTTATTTTATATTCCATTATTGAAAATTATCCTTACTAACGTTTATAACTGCTATCTTCATTAAATTATTATATCTAACATTCAAAAATGCTACTTTAAACCTTTTTGCATCTTTTTTGTTAACATATGCACCATTTACAAAAGGATTCAAGTTTTGAAAGTCTTTATTAGAGTTATAGTGCTCTAATATCTCTTTTTTGCTTTTAAAGTCGGTACTATATGCACCTCTAACAGTTAATGTGTGATTCATTTTTTTAATTAATGTAAGTTGAAAATAAAACTATTTATAAAAAATAGTTTTTTAAAACTATCTATATTAGATAGCTTTAAGAAACTATTATCTAAGGTTAAAAATGTCTCTATAATCTGTACTTGTTAACTCTGTATTCTCTCTCTCTAATCTCTCAACTTTTATTTCTAACTTTGCAATTTTACTTTCATAGTGTTTAGCTAAATTTTGCAAATTCTTACATACAAATAAAAGTCTCTCTTTACTTGAATTTTCAAGTGATGGTATTTTTTCAGTCATAATCTTAATAATATTGAGTGTATTCTGCTTTACGTCTTAATTTTCCCTCTTTATGTGTCTTATTATATTCTTTTGCAAACTCTCTCGCTTCATTTTCAGTTTTAAAAGTAGCTAGTTTATATTTTCTAGCTCTTGAGTCTGGTTCAATCCCATTTAATGAACTATCAAGTTCATTAATAACACTAGGATTATATTTAAACCAATTTCTAACAAATACAGTAAACATAGTTTTAAAATTAATAATGTGAATAAAAAAAAGTAACTCAATTAAGAGTTACTTATTGTTGGCTTAGTTGTTAGAGGTTTACTTAATTCCTCTATTCTTCTGTTTTGCTCTTTTGCTATTTCTTGAATAGTTAAAAGCTTTTCAACTTCGATAATAGAAACATTAAAGAGTTTATTTAAAATAGAATCAATAGACTCTTTATTTTTATTGTAATAATAAGAATCCTTTACAAGACTTAAAAGTACAGTGTTATATTCTTCACAAGTTAAAAATTTACTTGTTGGAATTTCTTCGATAGCTTGAAGAATTTCTTTTGATTCTTGTAGCTGGTCGGCAATTTCTTTTGAATTCATGAGTTTAATTGAATAAAATTGTATAAAGGTATATTTAATTATATACCTTTTATTTCATTTATGGCAAGTATTGTTTTAACTTGCTGTTGTTGAAAATTACTACCAGTTTTTAATACTTGAATGCAAGCTTTATTATCCCTAGAGATATTAACCTTACAATCTGCAAAAGTACTTTTATTTAAACTTTCAGTAATAACTGAAGTTAAAACAATTCCAGTTAGGGCATAAAATCCCGACCAGATAACAAAATTTTTTAACATGAGTTTAATTAATAGAGTTTTGAATAAATAGCTTATTTTAGCTTGAGTTAAGCTGTAAAAGACTAAGTAGTATAAAAGGGTGTTATAGTCTTAAGACTTATTAACACCCCTTAGAATTGATTTAAAGAGTACTAGAGGATTAATCCCAAGCAATCTTTATAACTAAAAATTTTCTAGTAGCGTGATTAGGATCAGGATTTTTAGAATCTACAAAACGTGAAAGTCTTATAAATTCTATATCACCCTCATTTATCACAAATGCTGGTATTCTATCAATAGCTTTTAAGATAGCTTTTTGATGAGCTTCCATAGTTTAATTAAATTATCGAGGTGCAGTTTTGAGAGTTAGATATTATCTCCCCCTCCCCATTATTCTACCAAAAAATATAACTAAATATAATTATATATAATTATCTTAACAATATGTAACAATAGGGGTGTAGTTGTAAATTTATTTTTTATTTTTGTGTGCGTGGGGAACTTAAATATATTCTACAAATGTTTATTGCTTTGGTTCTATACGAATAGCTAATTCTGGAGCTTGGATATTAACTGTTTCTACTGATTCACCCACTACTTTTCCTAGAGAGTCTAATATTTGTGCTGCTGTTTGTAATTGACCTTTTGATATAGCTTTGTTGAATAAACGCATACGCATTGCTTGAAGGCGAGGAATCATTTTATCTCTTTCTTTCAACCAATCTTGATCATTCCATTCTTTAACTTTATTCCAATCAGCCCAACCTGTTGTTTCGGATATACCTTCTCTATGAGAATGTTCTATTACAAGTTGACGAGTAGTTTTACCTTCAAGCTGTTTTGAGTACAGACGTTGACAACGAGCTTCAATTACTGCTCTTGAATTTGTGCCTCCTGTATATTTTTGCACTCTAGGTTTACGTTGAGGTGCTGGAAGGTCGTAATTTAAGTTGTTAATGAAAGATTCAGCCACAGACTTAGTCTTTGAGGGGGTTAATATTCTGATGATAGCCTTAAAAGTATGAAATGCGAAAGAAAATGAGTAATATTATGAAAAAAAGAGTGATATGAGCTTGAATGAGATCAGTTTAAGGTATGCACAGGGGGAGGTGTTCAATAGTGAAAAAAGATTTCGTGTGCTGGTTGCTGGAAGAAGGTTTGGAAAGTCATATTTATCCTGTATCGAGTTGCTTAGAGGAGCAATCGATAGACCTGGAGAGGTTTATTTCTATTGTGCTCCTACTTATCGTATGGCAAAAGATATTGCATGGAAGGAATTGAAGAGGTTAACACCTAAAACATGGATAAAAGCTAAAAATGAAACAGATTTGAGGATAGATTTGATAAATGGGTCAAGTATTGAGTTAAAAGGCACTGAAAATGCGATGGCATTGAGGGGAAGAAGTCTAGCAGGGGTTGTATTAGATGAAGCTGCATTTATGGAACGTGATGTGTGGGCTGAAGTTATTAGACCTGCTTTGGCTGATAAACAGGGATGGGCACTTTTTATATCGACACCTGATGGTACTGCAAGCTGGTTTTATGATATGTGGTGTTTTTGTGGTGAACAAGAGTGGGATGATTGGCAGAGGTGGAGTTTTACTACGATTGAAGGGGGTAATGTTAAAGAAGAGGAAGTTGAAGCAGCAAGAGGACAACTAGATCCCAGAACTTTTAGACAGGAGTTTGAGGCTAGTTTTGAGAATCTTACTGGTTTGGTTGCTGTTAGTTTTAGTGATGAGAATATTGATAAGGAAGTAGCTGATTTACATATGCTCCCCTTACTTTTGGGATTAGATTTTAACGTTGATCCTATGGCAGGAATCTGTGCTGTGAAGCATAATGATACACTATATGTCTTCGATGAGATTATGCTGACAGGTGGTGCTACCACTTGGGATTTTGCTGAAGAAGTGACTAGAAGATATGGGGTAGATCGAAGAATTATTGCTTGTCCTGACCCTACGGGTAGTGCAAGAAAAACTAGTGGGGTGGGTGTTACAGATCATACGATACTTAGAAGGTCTGGTTTTACTGTTATGAGTCCTAGATCACCCTGGAGGATTAGAGATAAAATTACTGCTGTCAATACTGCTTTGTATGATGCTGATGGCACAAGAAGGACATTAATACATCCTCGATGTAAAGAATTGATAAAAGCACTTAGAACTCTTACATATGCACCGAATACTGGACTGCCTAATAAAAATTTGGGTGTAGATCATGCTTTTGATGCTTTTGGCTATCTTTGTCTTCAACAATTTAATTTGGCAAAACCAGAGACATTAGGGCAAACTGCGTTTAGAATATATTAAGAGTTACCTAATTCTTATCATGTATCATTCTACAACTAAGAAAAAGAAGAAGAAAAAGAAAGGAGGTAAGAAACGTAGTGAATGTTCCTGTAAATAAAGCTCTTTACGCTAGAGTAAAAGCCGAAGCCAAGCGTAAGTTTAAGGTATATCCTAGTGCTTATGCTAATGCGTGGCTTGTACGAGAGTACAAAAAACGTGGTGGTACTTATCGAGTGGAGAAAAAGCGTGGCAAAAAGTAAACCCAATCCCAGAGCCAAAGGTGGTTTGACCCGTTGGTTCAAGGAAAATTGGGTTGATGTAAAAACTGGTAAGCCTTGTGGTCGTTCAAAAGGCGAAAAACGAGGTTATCCTGCCTGTAGACCTAGTAAACGTGTCTCAAGTAAGACACCTAAAACAGTTGGAGAGATGACTTCAGCCGAAAAAGCTAGGTTTAAAAGAGAAAAAACAAGCAGTAAAAAGATAACTTATCAACATAGACGTAAAAAGAAGAAAAAATAACTGTGAAAAACGCAGTTTCAAGGTAATATATTGTTATAAGTAAATTTTTCTTAGAATCATGGCATTTTTTCGTGGTGAAGAAGGCTCTGTATCATTTGATAACGGAACTGGAACAGTTGGAGCTATAGCTTCTACAACAGCTTGGACTTTAGATACAACAAAAGATACTCTTGAGTGTACTGCTCATGGAGATACATCTAGAAAGTATGTAGGATCTTTAATTTCTGGTTCTGGTACTGTTGATCTTCTCTACACCGCAACATCTGGTGATGATACTGCTGAAATTATTACAGATGTATTAACAACTGAGGATGCTGGTGATGCTACTTTTAACCTGTTTTTAGATACATCAGGTACAAAAAAATTAAGTTTTAACGCAATTATTACAGGAACTTCATTTAGTTCTACTGTCGGAGATATTTCTACAGTATCAGTTAGTTTTGTAACTAATGGTGCTATTACCTCTGCTATCTAATGCCTAAAAGATCTTATTCAGCAAAACAGCGTAAACTTGCTGCTGTTGCTCCACCACGGGATAAGATTACGGCTGCTGATCTTAAAAAATTACGTTCTAAGAAAAAAAAGAAAAAGAAGTGAAACTTACCACTCGCCAAAAAAATTTATTAGAAAAACATTCTGAGCATCATAGTGCAAAGCATATGGAGTTTATGAAAAGGCGAATGAGAGCAGGAGACACTTTTACCCAGGCTCATAAAAAGGCACAAGCAAAGGTGGGCAAATGAGAAAACGTAAATCTGTTAGTTTATCTATAGGTAGAGGAGAAAAATCTAAAAAAGGGGGTCTTACTGCAAAAGGTAGACGTAAATATAATCGTGCTACTGGTAGTAATTTAAAAGCACCAGTTACTAAAAAGTCAGGTCTTACGGAATCAGAAAAGAAAAGAAGAAAAAGTTTTTGTGCTCGAATGGAAGGTATGCCTGGACCATTAAAAGATAAGAAAGGCCGACCCACTAGAAAAGCGTTAGCATTAAAACGATGGAGGTGTTGAAATGACTTATGCTGTACCCGGACCAATTAGAACTAATATCGTTTCATCTACTTCTGTAGGTGGTATTGATAGTCCTTTTACTAGAACTAGAGCAGTTTTAGATATGATGAAAGGATGGGAAATAATGAAAGCAGTAACCGAAGGTACTGAATATTTAAGAGAAAATAGTGAAGCATTTTTACCATTAGAACCAAGAGAAGATTATGATGCCTATCTTGCAAGAGTAAATCGTGCTGTATTTTCTCCTTTTACACAAAGATTAATAAGAGCAGCTACAGGTCTTGTTTTAAGAAAACCAATAACACTTACTGGGGATCCTTATTGGACAGATACATTCAAAATGGATGTTGATGGTTGTGGTTCTGATTTAGATGAATATGCAAGAAGAGTATTAATGTGTTCTCTTACTTATGGTCAAAGTCATATTCTTGTTGATTATCCAGCACCTTCTGGTGCATTAAGTCTCGCAGAAGAAAGGCAACAAAATCGTAGACCTTATTGGATTGAAATTGACCCAAACAATCTTTATGGTTGGAGATTAGATAGAGAA